ACCTCCGTCATATCCAGCGTTCAATTCTCCTAGCATATCATCGATAGCAAGAGACTGATCTCTGTCTACGTAGAACATGTAGTCTTGAATCTTACCTTGAGCATCAAATCTTCTTACGATGTCATCAAAATCAGCTACTGCATCTGCAATACCTTGGTAAGTGTTACCTCTTTCACGAATTGCCTCGAAAAGACCTTCAGTACCAGTTGTTCCGTTTGCTTCGGCATCTGATCCAGCATCAGCTTTTTCAGCTTGTAGTAAAGCTAACTCCATACGGTCTTCCCATCTACGTCTTGTGTCTTCTTGGTCTTTTAGGTACCATAAGTATCCACCTTCAGAGTGCTTAATCCAAGAGATTTGAGCAACGTCTGATCCGTTAACCTCGAAGTTATCTTTAAGGATGATTGGTTTGTTATCTAAGATTGTGAAGTCTGTAGATAGATTGCCTTTCATACCCCCAGTTCCTTTTCTAAACTCTGAGCCATCAATGAACGCTACAATCCCTGTAGTCGCTAATCCTGTGAAACCTGCATTCTTGTAAGCTGCCACTGTGAAAGTGTTAGCATCTGCTGCAGTAATAATACCACGTCTCTTAGATGCTCCAGAAGAAAGGTGTACTGTTTCACCAATTCTGAATACGTGATTTGCTTTTGTGAACACATTACCAGCTCTGGTAACATCTTTGTAAACAGTGTGGAGTCTTCCTTCCTCTGTCCAAATAAACTTATCTGAGGCCATTGCCGATTCTGCTCCTAACATGTACAACATACCTGTTACGGATCTGTTACCGAAAATGTTTGCCATTTCCTCGTGTGTGTCTACATCGTATTGACTGGTATAGTCAAATTTTGATACATAGTTATTTTTAGTTGCTACTTTAGTAGAACTAGGGTTAACTGAAAAAGTTGGTGTGTTATTTAATGCCATCTTGTTTTTATATTACGTTGTTATTTTCTCTTTTTGAATCCTACTTTTAATTCTTTTTTCTTGCCTTCATTTTCATAAATAGGTTTATTTGTAGGCTTAGATGGCTGAGCGTTACTTCCTGTGTCACTAAGATTTGTATTCTTAGTCTCACGGATTAAACTATCCTTCCCAGAGTTCTGACCTTGCTCAAAAGCTAATTGAATCATTTTATCAAAATTTTGTATCTTGATACCATCCTCAACTACTGCTTTATGATTCCAGCCCCCATCTTCATTCTTCCAATGAGGCATTTGGTCTATCATATCTGGAATACTCTTTTTGATTTGATCTGATACAACAAAGTCTATCTTGTTGTCCTCCCCCAAATTCAAGGTCATCTTATCAACGGACTTAGCTGTGTCCTTGATACCCTTAAAGTAATCCTCTTGTGCTTTAGTGTTGGTCTCTACCTGACTTTTAATTTTGTCAGCTAATTCAACCTTTTCTCTGATCTCAGGTGACAATGAACTTTGATTAGGTTCTCCTAAATCTGTTTTAAGCTTATCAAGTTCCTTTCTACCTTTAATAGCGTACTTTTTAAGCTCCCATTGCTTTTGCTCTAGGTCCTCTTCTAAGTCATCTTCAGACTCCATAAACTTTTTAAGCTCCAAGTTTAATTCTTTAGGTGTTGAATCTGGATATTCTAATTGCAGAAACTCTCTTGCAACGTCCATATCTGACACTTTGTCAAAATCTTGTTGATACTTAATGAAGTCTTCAATAGGTCTCCCTGTTTTCTTTCTCCACTCAAACACTTCCTTCATGTAAGGATCAGATTCTAGAGGATCAGGTTTTTCTGCAGTTAACTCTTCGAGGGTTACCTCTCTACCTAGCTTCTCGCTTAGGTACTTAGAGACTGCATCATCATCAATCTGTTCCGTAGTTTCTTGACCTTCATCAAGGTTTTCAGCTTTCAAAGAACTGCCAGATGGTTCTCCACCTTCTGGACTTGTATTATCTTCTGGTGCTTCAGCCGGCTCGGCATCCCCACCTTCATTCACTTCTGTTTCTGCAGGCTCTTCACCTTGAACTGGCTCTTGAACTGGCTCTTGTGCTGGTTCTTGTGCTGGTTCTTGTGCTGGTTCTTGATTTTGATCCGGTGTTACTTCCGGTTCCTTTAAAGCCTCTTCAGTTTGTGTAGCTTCCTCTCCTGCTTGCACACCGAGGTTCTTTTTAAAATTACCTGCGCTTAGTCCTGACATTTTAATATATTTTATTTATTATGTTACAAATATATATAAAATAAGACTATACTAATTTTTAACTTGGATCCATCTCTGATATTTCAACGGATCCTGAAATATTGTCTTCAGAAGACTCAAAGTTCTTAGGTCTAGTGTCTCTAGTTTTTTGATCTATGAGCTCTGATTTTTGAGAGTTATTTCTATCGAGTCTTTGGTCCTCCCTATCTTCTTTTTCTTTTAAGTTCATCCTAGATACCTCGCCTTGCATTCCTTGAATCTTCATGTTGTAGCCAAACTCTTTTTCCATCAGTACCGATTTAACCTGAGCTTCTTTCTCAAGCTCCATCATCTTAGCTTTAGATTTAGCTTCTATTTCCATTAGAGAACTCTTACTCTTAGCTTGAATTTCAATTTGCTTGGCCTGAGCTGCTTTCTCGGATGCCATCGCTTGAGATTCTCCCTGAGCTTTAATCATCTCTTTTTCGTTAAGTTTCTTGTCTTTTTCTCTTCTTATTCTCCTAGTCTTAAGAAGTTCATTAGCAAGTTTTATGTTAGAGGAAGCCCTTATGTCAATTGCATCATCTAAGGTTATACTTTCCTTGGATAGAGCTTGATTTATATTTTGTTCTAGGTACTGTCTCTCTTGAGCATCTGGTTTAAGTTCTATGTTAATACCTAGGTCATGTAAGTGATATTTTTTAATGGCCTTAAGTGCCTCTACGTTTATTTTACCAATAGCATTTATATAAGTGTTCTTTAAGTCCGAATATTCAAAAATATCTTTCAGTCTTAAGGAGAGTCCCTTACCTAACCTTTTTGACATATTTAGACCTGAATCAAGGATGTGTCTGGTTGCTGTGTTAGAATTTACCGCTACCATTTCTTGAACTCCTACTAAAGTATCTGGGTGAGGCATACTTGCATCAGCTCCTTGTGCTATACCAATGGCATCTCTTACTAAATTTAAATAATGGTTATATGCACCTATTAATCTATCGAGGCCGTCTATAACACCATTCTTCAATTCTCGTATCGGCTCCCTACCATAATTATATTCCCCTTCTGCTGTAGAAGTGGTCCCTAATACGTTACCAGTTTCATTATATATCTTTATTGCTTCAAGAGGAGTAAGCACATTACCTTCACCCATGGAAATTTCGTTAAGGCCGGCTACATCAATGTAGATACCATTCGGCCTTGCCTTAGCTATAATTTGTTGTAACTTCAAGTGGATTTGTTGCATCTCATCGATATAAGGAATAACTTTTTCAACTGTACTTAAGGTTCTGTTCTGGTACAAGTCTGGTGCATACAAAATATAATTAGGTTGGGTAATATTCAAGTACCCATCTTCCCTAATCATGTTTTCACACATTTTGTAGTTATAGATCATTTCAGTACCAAGGACCAAGGATCCTTCGTACCAAACGTCTATTACTTTTTTGGATACCTCGTAACCTTTGTAAGAAGGGTCTTTTTTATCAAAAGTGCTTTCCTTTTTGATCATCTTAAATCCTCCACTCTTGTTATTCTTCTTTTTGTAAGAGATTGTTTTCGTTGACTTAAAAGTAAAGTGAAGTACATCGACCATCATATTATCCATGTCATCTTCTCTTAAGTTACTATTACTGGTTTCATTCCCATGGTACCTCGACCATGTTCCTGTAGTATCTGCTACCCCTTGAATCTCTTCATCGGTGAACTTTCCGTTAGAAGTTCTCTTAAGCTCATTTATAGTCATCCTTTTAACCTCACCATAATAGTTTACATCTTTAAAGTTACGGTGTGTAGGATATGAGTGCACTAGGTTAGCAGGGTCTACATAATCAACAGTGATCCCTTTAGATGGATCTGTTGTGTGCTTTATAGCACCAAGTCCTATTGTAGTGATATCTTCAATAACCCTGCTTTGTGTCTCATCATAATCGTTAAGATCTAAAGTATACTTAAGTGCTTCCTCCGTTGCTATCTCGATAGCCGGCTTGTACTTAAGTTTCATGAATAGATCTATCTCTTCTTGTGTATCTGGGTATTCTGAGGCATCATTAGGTAATAAGTCCACACCTAATTCTTGCTTAACTTTCTCCATGACTGGTTTAGAGTACATGAATTTTTCAAGGTTCTTTCTGTGGGTTTCTTTTAAATCAGTTGAAAACTTATCTACTGCTTCAGCCTTTATATCAAAAAGTCTCTCTGACATTTGATTGACAATCAGTTTTACAAACTTAGGTAGTATCTGGAGAGGTCTCCAGTCATAGTTTGTATAAGTTGATTCCTCCCCTCCTAAAAGCTTCTTGTATATACTGGTATCTTGTTCACCTCTGGCATATAGCCTTAGGTTATGGTACTTGTTTCTTTTATCATAATAAGAGGAAGCACCTCTTTCCGGTCTAAAGAACCATTCATACTCTATTTGCTTAGCAAAGTGCAGTCCATACTCGTCCTTTGCTTTAACTTCATCTGGTGCTAAAATATCCGGAAAACCTTTATTTGTAAATAAGTCCTCCCCGTTCTTAAAATTTGTTTTACTCATTACCTGTTAGTTATAGGTTGTCCAAAATTACCTTTATTGTTGTACTTTTTAACGAGTCCTCCAATATCTATTTTCTTTTTTTCTCTCTCCTTACCTCTATACTTTTCTTTCTGACAAGCCATTATACAAAGTCCTGATGATATGGTAGCATCATAAGATGTTCTTTTATCAGGGTTAAATTTTAACCAGTCGTTTAAAGTATCTCTAAACGGCATGTCCCCCATTTCTCCTAGGGGTCTTATCCTTTTCTCTTCATCGTGATAAACACCTACATAATCCTGTACCCAAGTACCTATTGCTCCTATGTGAGAGTCTAAGATATCTTGACCGCTCATCATCTGCCCTCCAAACTTCTTTTGATTATCATTAAATTTATGCTTAGGTCTATCTAAACGGTCCATTGCAAAACCCCTATAACCTCTATTGTACATGTGTCTTAATAAATCAAGCCTGTTTGACTCAACTAGGATAGGTGCTCCGTAGAACCTTATACATTTTATCACATCCTCAAAGAAAATTACTTCATCTGAAGGTCTAGCTATATACTCAACAATGAATTTATTACTAGGGGCTCCTCCGTCTGGCAAATTTACAGTTTTTCCATGTATACTCCCTTTTGAGCCTTCACCATGTGTACTTTTGTATGAAAAAGGGTCACAACCAAACCTTACACAATTTGTGTTAAGGGGAAAATATTTACCGTTTGTCTCCCTAACCCTGTTCTGTAATTCATAAGTATCATCTGCTTTTGATGGTAACCAACTTACTTTGAATCTACCGTCAGCTCTTGGGTGAAACTCTACATCACTGTCGATTATTCCATCTTTCCATTCAAAATTACCAACTGTATATTTTTGATCCTCTGCAAGAGTTTGGTTATAATCAGTTTGTTCTAAAATTTTCTCCATATTGAAAACGCACTCTGTGGACTCATCTCGCATCATGTGCTCTAGGGTCCTAGGGTAGGTCCTCACCTGCTCATTATATGCTTTCTCACTCTGCTTCTTTTTCTGTGCTTCAATGGCCTTAAGGAACTCTATTGATCCTTGCTCTATTACTTCACCAAAAACATTCTTGACTTCTTTGTCTGGTTTTATAGTCCAACATTTACCATATTTGTCTGTAAATTCCTCCATGTTATTTTGTGCCGGAAGAAAGTGGAAGTATAAGCCCGTAGAAGTTTTTTTAGTCTTGGGATCCCTTTCCTTTACAAATGAATTCGTAATTAATTCCACTCCTTGTTCCCCTCCTTTTGAGTGTATACCCATAGTTGATCCAGCTAACATTTTACCCTCCACTCTACCATTAGGCATCATGGTTGGTGCAACCATACTAAGGTGGGTGATTACATCGTTGGGAGATTCTATCTTGAACACCTCATCAAGGATATACGTGTCTAACTTAAGAGAGTCATAACTGCCATTCTTAGTGTTCCTCCAGTCCATACTGGTGTTTAAGTATTCCGAGATATTAATGTCTCTAGACTTTTTCTTGGATTTACTGTTGTCGGACGGTGCACTGAAATATAACTCTTTTGGTGAATCAAGTTTTCCTCTTACCACTGGCCTGAACCAGAATGGCAGGTTAAGGAATGCATAGGACTCCTTTGCAAATGCTTCCTCACCATCGGTACCTGACTTACTCATAAGCCCATGCTTTGTGTTTGAGGTTGAAGTGGCTCTATTAACTAGAGCTGCTACAGCACAATATGTAAAACCCGTTCTCCTTGATTTACCAAACAATAGACCAAGGGACCTACTATCAACTAGACATGCTTCCATAAAATAGAAGAGGTCCCTCTGTGATTCCCTATAATTCATAAAGCCTCCATCATCAAGCATCTTGCAGTATGCGAGAGCAAAATAATGATGTCCTGTCAAATAAGTTGGGACTCCATTGTTATAGAACCAAACCCCTTCCATTCTTCTGCGGAATTCCTCTACAATAAAGTCATGGTACTCATCAACGTTACTGGTTGTTATCCTAGGTAATTCTGGCCTTCTCCAGTATTGATCTTCTTTCTTAAGATTGTGATAAAGGATGTCTTTTTTCTTGGGTTTTTTTGGTAAAATGATTGAAAGGTCATCGATAGTTATCTCCTCTCCTTCTGTACTATGCGGGTCTATTATGACCCCGCCCTTTAAAGTTAGCCTCTTCTTATAGTAAACAGATCTGTCTACAAAATTTCCTTTAGCAAACTTCTCTGGATATCCCAAATCAAAATCATTATCCTTCATATTGAGATCTCCGGATTCAAGTTTATCTCGAAGTTCTCTTGCTTCCTTATCAATATCTAGGATTGCCTCTAAGACTATAGGCTTTGACTTAATAGCAGAGTCATGCTTATGAGCCTCTAATTTATCAAAATTAATCTTTAGGCTTAATGCTCTCCTTAGTATTCCAAGGGAAGTATCTGCTGCATCTACTACATTTTGAATGTGTTTCTTAATTACGGTATCTGAAGGCCTGTTAGGAGAGTCTATCCACCTATCGATCATTTTCTTAGCTCCACTCAGAGAGCTGGTTTTAGATTTAGCAATAGATTGCACCCTTTCTGGCTCAACCTCCTCTAAGGTTTGTGTGCCTAAGAAGTCATACTTGAGTCCTTCAACTATTGTTTCTAGAGCTATCTTTATTTCACTGGAGAGACCTCTCATAACTTTGCTATAATATCTTGGGTCCTCATCTTATAGTAAAGTTCTCCTTCTATGTCAAACTCATACTCACTATATCTAGCAAATGATATTTCATCTCCTTCTTTCAGACCCTGTTCTTGAAGCCTTCCGTTGATAAAAGAAATTTTGCCTTTTTGGTGTTCTCTGCCTTTATACTCCTTTTTGGTTCCTGATAATAGATTGCCGTCATCTCTGAGTGGAATAGGTTTTATAAAAACATACGGGTCTATCGCAACCCAATCACTATTACGCTTGTAGAGGAATACCTCAGTCAAAGGTATGTAATACTTGTTGTCTCCTATGTGGTAGTCACTTTTTATAGTTTTACCCTTGACATCATTCTTTTGTCTGAAAATGTTATGGTGTACCACAACTTGATCTCCTCTCTTTAAAATAATAGAATCAGGTACCTCTATCACCTTAGCTGTCCTAGAGATATGATCAACGCTTTCTATTGTAGAATTTACAATTAGAGACTTTCCACTTGAAAGTTCAACTTCATTATTATAGGCCTCCTCTTGTTCTACTATTAAATAGTTAAGTGTCGGCATTTATTCGAAGTTTATATTATTCTCAATTACTACTGGTAGGTCATAAATAGTTTTCCATAATACAGTACCTGTGTAGTTGGTAAGGTATATATCATAAGCTATTTTGTCTTTGGTTGCGTATGTTTGGTTTAAGTCTATTTTTGAAATCACATAAGGTACACCCTGTAAATTCATAGACTTACCTACTAAAAAGTGCATCACCCCTTCAGGGTAATTCTTCCCTACTGAGATTTTTCTGATATCTGTTTGCATAATAATAAATTTTATTTATACAAAAATAGATAAAAATAGGGTTAGGCTATTTTAGAACAAAAGGTTAATTAGGAAGGCTATTATTGCGGGTGTTATTGTAGCAAAATAATCCCATGGATCGCCTCCTGTTTTTCTATAAAACTCATCATAAATTTCCTTCCCTGCTCCTGCTACAAAAGCTAGTAGAACTCCGATGTAAGGCTCAAATAATAACGCTCCT